TGACACAGAATATAGTGGCTCATGCTACATCACTTCACTTGAAAAAACTGATGGACTTGAAGAATCAAGCACATTTTCAGTATCATTTGAGGGAACTGGTGCAGTGACAAAAACAACTATTGTATAAGAAATTGATTTTTGTTATATTGTGATAAATGGGGGATGGGGGTAACTTCATCTCCTTTTTTTATATTTGTAGCATGATAAAAATTAATAAAAAAGAGTACAAATTTAAATTCGGTTTCAAAGCATTGTTAATGTATGAAAAAGAAACTGGTTCATCAATTTCAGAAATGGGTGAGAATGTGACAATGAACATGATTGTTGAAATTGCTTATGCTGGAATGAAGGCATCAGGTGAAAAGGTCACAAAGGATTTTATTATTGATGCAATTGATGATGACATGGGTTTAATCAGTGTGTTCACTGATGCAATGCAAAGTGATTTAAGTGCATTGGGAAATTTAAAGGTTGAAGCAAAAAAGTAAAATTGCCATTGATTAATTTCATAAGGGGGTTTGTGTTAGGTGCGTTAAAACAAACTCCTTTGTGTTTAGATAATTATTCAATGGTTGACATTTGGGATGCGTACATTGGGCATAGATTGAACGAGAATATAAATGCAAGATCATTGTGGGAAACTGCAAGATTGGTTTCATATGTCACGTTAAAATCACAAGGGCAAAAAACAATGAAAAAACCACAAGACTTAATGAAGTTTGAGTGGGAAGAAGAAAGCGGTAAAAAAGGAACAAAATCAAATCCATACACAAAAGCAGAAATTGAACAACTTAAAAAATTAAAACCAAACTGGTTCAAATAAATGGCAAAGAAAAGTATTAACATAGGTGCAATTTTTGATTTAAAACGGTTTAGCGATTCAAGTCAAAACTTACAAAGGGAACTGCGAAAATCAGGAAGAAAAATGCAGTCCATTGGTCGTTCAATGACAATGTCGTTGACTGCACCAATTGCAATCATGGGCGGACTTGCGGTCAAAACATTTGCAACGTTTGAACAATCAATGGCAAAAGTTCAAGCCATTAGTGGTGCAGTTGGTCAAGACTTTCAAAACTTAACTAATCTCGCAAAGGATTTAGGAATTGCAACACGATTCAGTGCATCAGAAGTTTCAGAATTAATGTTGAACTATTCAAAACTTGGATTTAGTTCTGAAGAAATACAAAAAATTACTGCTGCAACATTAGACCTTGCACTTGCAACTGGTGAAGATTTAGCAGAATCTGCATCGGTTGCTGGGGGTACATTGCGTGGTTTCGGTTTAGAAGCTGGTGAAATGACAAGGGTTACTGATGTAATGGCGAGAGCATTTAGTGGATCGGCATTGGATTTGCAGAAATTTCAAAACTCAATGCCAAAAGTTTCAGCGGTTGCATCAAGTTTAGGTATAACACTTGAAGAAACAACTTCAATGCTTGGTGTTTTGGTTGGTAAAAACATACAAGCAACAACGGCTGGAACTGGTTTAAAAAATATATTCTTAATGACAAGGAAATCAGGTATGTCATTTAAGGATGCAATGGATAAAATAAACAATTCTATTGATCCACCAACAACTGCACTGAATATGTTTGGCAAAGAAAATGCAACTGTTGCGGTTGCACTTGCACAAAGTGGTGATGCAATTACTGAAATGAATGCTAAACTTTCTGATACAAGCGTAACTGCATCATCAATGGCTGCAATTATGGATGCAACACTTGAAGGTTCAATGATGCGTTTAAAATCAGCAACTGAAGGACTTGCAATTTCGTTTGGTGAAATCATGGCACCAGCGGTTGGGTTTGTTGCTGATATACTTGCAAAGATTGCAATGAGGTTTGCAAATGTAAATCCATATGTTAAAACTGCAATCACTGTGTTTGCTGGATTAGTTGCGGTTCTTGGACCATTAGCATTTGCAATTGGTGGGATTAAATTAGCACTTGCAACTTTGATGGCAAATCCAATCATTTTATGGGTTGTTGGAATTAGTGCTGCACTTGCTGGACTTGTTGCGGTGTTTATGTATGTTAAAGACAATGCACAATTCTTTGCAGATTTCTTTTATAATTTATGGGTAAACATTGCAAACAACACACTTGATGCGGTCAAAACAATAGCAAAAGGACTTGCAAAGTTTGCTGGTTTATTTGGTATTGATATTGGTGTTGATGAGTTTTTTGATAAGTTCAAACTTGAACCACGTGAAGCAACAAAGGAACTTAAGTCATTTAAAGAAACATTAAAAGGTATTAAAAAAGAAGTCACTGGTTTGACACAAGCTGGTGAAGGTAGTGTTCTTGGTGTTACTCCTGAAGGTGTAAAAACTGGAAAAACTCCTGAAAAACTACTAACTGAAAAAGAATCAAATAAAAAAGTATCAACTTTAAAAGCTCAAATTAATGACATCATGAAAGGGTTTCAACCTGAAATCATTCCAGTTGTTAAGGTTGACAAAATTGCTGAACAATTAAAATCAAAACTTGAAGCTGCAAAACCTAAATTTGTACAAATTGGTGAACAAATTGGTGAAGCACTTTCAAGTGGTTTAAAAAATTTAGTTCAACAAGGTGCGGTTCAACTTGGTGAATTTTTAGGGGATGCGTTGACTGGTGATGCTGACGCAAAAGATTTTGGAAAAGGTTTGTTAAGTTCAATCGGTGGATTTATGAAATCATTTGGTGAAGCAATGATTGCAATTGGTATTGCTGAAAGTGCTATTGCAAAATCAATTGCACTTGGTCCAGCTGGTGCTGGTCTTGCAATTGCTGGTGGTATTGCATTGATTGCAGCTGGTGCAGCATTGTCAAATTTAAGTAAAAAAGGTATTGACACTGGTGGCGGTGGCGGTGGTAATGTTCCAGCACCATCAATGGCTGGTGGCGGTATTGGTGCAATGAACACACAACCAATTGCATTGGAAACAAAGATTTCAGGGCGTGATTTAATACTTGTTCAAAATAGGGAAAAAGGATTTACAAGATAACAAATGAGTGGTGTAATATTTAGCAGTGAGTTATATTCTAACAATGGCACAAGATACAAAGTTGAATTATTTGGTGATGATTACAACGGACTTCCAAAGGTTGAAATAATTGGCGGAACTGGTAACACATTTTACATCAATAAAGATTGGCGTGATTTTCTTGAGGTTGGTCAAGATTTATTATTGTACACAAGTTCATCAACACAATCCGCAAATGTCACTGGTATTTTTTCAAATGGAATCACTACACAAATAACAACTGACCAAAGTTATTCAGCATCATACACACATATTGGTTCGTCTGACATTGTTGCAAACCAATACAAACCAACATTTAGCCCTGAATCACTTGAACTAAAAACAGAATGGAAGGGTGAAGGTGATGAAATACTTGGTTCAATAAAGTCATCAAGCACATCAGTCACATATTCAAATAATGATCGTTACTTTGATAGGTTCTTTGAGCAATACCAAATCACACAAGACAACAAACTTAAATTGTTAGTTTATCGTTACACAACGGATTGGGAACTTGATTGGGCTGGTATCATTGTAATGGACCTTGTTCAATGGTCAAATACATCAAAACCAAGACCATATACATTCAAAGCAATTGATGGACTTGATGCACTTAAAAAATACGAGTACTCACAAGAAACATTATCCGTAAATAAGATACAAAGCAACATATTTGAAATTCTTGATATTCTTAATTTAAAACAATTTTGGGGTTCGTCAGATGCTTACATTCGTGAATCAATCGAATACAAATCACAAGTTCTTGCAGCAACAACAACAACGGATGATTCACCAATTGATTATACATATATCCCTGATAATATGTTTATCGGTGACACAAATGAAACACCAACACAATTCATATCATATTATGATGCACTTAAAGGTTTGATGGATTTATTTAGTTGTAGGATATACCATGCAAATGGTGTTTATTGGATTCAGCAAGTAAGGAATTTTGATGCAACTACAATAAAGTATCGTGAGTATTTAAAAGATGGAACTTACACCAATGACACATACACACATCAAAAGTCAGTTGGCAATTCAGGAAGTGAAAACTTAAACATATTGGCTGGTGGAACATTTGGATATTTTGCTGGAGCATATAGAACAAGAATTTTAGCAAAGCAACACATTGAAGGTAAACTCACATTTGGAGTTGGTACAAACATTTATAGTTCACCAACACAACCAGTTTCACCGGGCAATCAATTGATTGGTAGAATAGGAACAATCAAAGGAAATGGATTGTCAAACATTAGGGTTGCGATGAGGGTTAGACCTTCACAAGCAAACACAACACAAAACTTTAAGTGTATTATTGATTTAGAATTAACGAGTGGAAACAGATATATCAAAGGGGTTGGAAATGCACCACAACTTGAAAGTAAATGGTACAACGATCCAAACTCAACAAACAGAAAATTCACTAAAATTGTAAAAAATACAAGTGGTGAAACATATGTTTTTTTTGATACACCAGCAATGGATTTTGATGCTGATGATATGATTTGTACAATAACTGGAAATTATGAAGGTCAAAATATTTCACAATCAGTTGTTGCATTTTACATTGACAGAGTTCAAGTTTTATTTCCTCAAGAACAAAGTGATGATGAAAACACAATGACTTTGGAAGTAGAAAATCCAAGCGGTTTTTATACGAAAGAGGTTGAACTTGATCCGTTGATTATTGTAGATTCTGAACTTGGAACAACAACAATTAAAAAAATTCAGATTGATGAAAACTATAATAATGCACAATCATTTAGTTTAGTTGAATCAACAACATGGGATTGTGATTTTGACACAAATCCATTCTTATCTTATGCACGTGTAATGGAAGCAATGTCATTGCAGACAAAGCCAGTTGAAAAGTTAATGAGTACAATTGTTGGTGATTACTATCCATTTAATTCTTTGGCATACAATGACAAGGTTTATGTATTTAGTGGCTGCACACGTGACTATAAAATGGACGAAGTCAGTGGTGAATGGTTTGAACAAATATCTGCAAGAACTGGCATTGCAATTAATAGAATAAAAGACATTATTGATCCTGATGATATTGACATAAACAATGGTGAAGTTGCTGAAAATACAAATCGAATTTATCGAGGTATTGAAGAACTTACTCCAATGTTAAATTCATCAGATACTTATGCAGTGTTTGAAAAAAACAGAGTTATTGAAGGTGGTGGTATTTTTGAAGGGGTTGATTATATTGAACAATTTTTTCCTGACAACCATGTTGTTCAACAAATTAACATTCCACCATATGAAGGTGACAGAATTTATGAAGGTGATGTGATAAGTGTTGTTAATTCAAACAACAACAATGAAACTGATTTTTTTGTTGTGACTGCTGATGTTCCAATTGGTGCAGAGTTCATTCCAGTCACTGAAAAGGAAACAACCTATCCAATAAACGAAGGTGACATACCAACATTTAAAAAAGGTGAAGTCACTGAATCAAACAAAGTACGTGCAGACTTATTTCAAATGAAAGGAAATGCACTTCCTCCAACTGGTGAAGGTGGTGGTGATTATTTCAAGAATGGTGAATTTATGTTTTACAATTCACACATTTATTGGCGTGACATTAATGGGGATTATCATTCATTACAAGGTAACACACATCATCCTGAATAATGCCAAGAATGCCACACAAAGTTTATTCATTTAAAGAGGATAAACCAAAACAAAAAAAGAATTGGTTGAAGGACCAAGCAGATTTGAAGTTTTACAATACATCACGTTGGCGAAAATTATCACTTGCTTATAAAATGCAACACCCAGTGTGTGAGGTTGTGGATTGTCATCAATCATCATACTACACTGACCATATTGTTCCAGTGTCTGATGGTGGTGATAAATGGGATGAAAATAATTTTCAAGCATTGTGTCGTTCATGCAACGCATCAAAAACT